AGTTTACGACGCAAACATGTTTGTTTTATGCCTTATTATGTTTGTAGTAATCCTCTGTTTGGTGGCTTGCCTTCTTTGGAAGCGGGTGGTACCAGAATTCAGTGAAGATTTCAGGATGTACGATAGCGCGTGGGATGGGGGTCATGTTGAGAATGATGGTTTGGTCGTCACCAAACTGGCGTTCGAAGCAGTGACGGCAGTCAAGGAGAAGTATGGAGAGATCAAGCGCAGCACAGCGAATCGCTTGATTGTCAGCAAATTCCTCCGGGCTTATTTCACCGAGAAATACCCTGACCTCCGCGCAGTCGACCGTGTCAAACACACGACCTATGCAATCGAACTGAGCTTCCTTCCTTCCACACACGCCGTCCGGGCGAATCGGTTCGCAGCTAGCCCTGAGTACCGGTTGCGTGTGGATAGTGGGGTAGCTGTCAAATAGGGGTGCCCCATCATCGTGCCTGCGCGGGTCACTGGTATTGTGAATAACCCAGTGCCCGAACTTCAGGTGAAGGTATCGAATGATAGGGGTACGCGTGTCAACCAGGACCGCAGTATGCGCTACTTTGCTGGTTTTGGAGCTGGGATCAGTTTTGGTGTGCATGCTAATTGTTTGAATAATTTGGTGCGAGGCATCACCGAGCGTGTTCTACGCGTGAATGGTGATGAGGGGCTTAAGAAACCCCCTCAGCCTAAAGTGGATGTGTTTAAGCGTCTGGATTCCGTTAGGAGTCGTCTCCTGCACAAATCGCCCCCGACCCCCGTTGTAAGTCTGGATGAATTTCCTTTGCTATACAATGGGCGCAAGCGAGGAGTGTATGAGCGTGCTGTGGAGAGCCTTAAAAGCGGGGCAGTAGCAGTATCAGATTCTTATGTTAGCACATTTATTAAGGCGGAGAAGGTCAACTTTTCAGCAAAAGTTGACCCTGCTCCTCGTGTCATACAGCCCAGGTCACCTCGTTACAATGTTGAGGTTGGGAGATTCCTCAAATTGTTCGAGAAGTCACTAGTGGAAGGGTTTCGTCGTTGTTTTGGATATAGTGTCATTTGTAAAGGTATGAACGCTGATCAGGTAGGCATGACCTTGTTTGACAATTGGAGTCATTTCCACAACCCAGTCGCAGTTGGCCTCGATGCATCGAGATTTGACCAGCATGTTTCCTACGACGCTTTGAAGTGGGAACATTCTGTGTACAACTCAGTGTTTCGGGACAGCAAGCTGGCCAAGTTGTTGGAGATGCAGTTGTACAACACGGGCATTGGCCGCGTCGGAGATCACGTGGTGCGTTACAAAGTGAGGGGGTGTCGTATGAGTGGTGACATGAATACTGGGATGGGTAATTGCCTCATTATGAGCAGCATCGTTATAGCGTATTGTGAAGACAAGGGGATTGAATATCGCCTGTCCAACAATGGTGATGATTGTGTTGTGTTTTTGGAGCAGGAGAACCTACCTAAGTTGAATGGGCTGGACGAATGGTTTTTGGACTTCGGATTCAAGCTGACCCGCGAGGAACCTTGTTACATGTTGGAGGCCGTGTCGTTTTGTCAATTTCATCCCATTAAGGTGGGTGACGGTTGGCGATGCGTGCGGGATCCAAAGGTATCAATGAGCAAAGATTGCGTTTCTCTCGTCGGGTGGAACAACGAGTACGAGTTCAGGAGCTGGGCCCATGCAGTCGCCAGCTGCGGCATCAGCCTCACTAGTGGCGTACCAGTGTGTGAGAGCTGGTACAGAGCACTCGGACGTATTGGTAAATGTGAGAATCGCGGGGTGGATGATCGAGTAAATGAATGCGGAGCGTACCATTGGGCTCGGGGAGTAAAGCGGAGCAAAATCACGGAGGAATCTAGGGCTAGTTTCTACTATGCCTTTGGAATCATGCCTGATGAGCAGCTTGCTCTAGAGGACCATTACGATAGCATAACAGATGCAGAGCAGATCACCCCGTTGATATTAACAGAATCAGATACCAGTCGCGACAACATCAATCCTATAACCTACTACAATGACCAATAGTAAGAGACAACAGAACCCCACCATGGGTGGAGTGGTTAAGAGGCGCAACAAGATGCCTATGTTGTCAGGTACAGGAGACACAGCCGTACTAAGGTACCGCGCAATGGGACTAGATGCATCATCGGGCACAGTGGTGGGTGCTGCTTCAGCAGCACGTTACTACGTGTGTGGATACCCAGCAGGACTCAGCAATACAGCAGGTGCTATTTTGACTAGCTTTTATAGCTCAGGAAAATTTTGCCCTGGCACATCACTTATGTGGGAACCTAGCGTAAGCTTTACCACATCAGGGAGAGTCATCTGCGGGTTCACCGATAACCCAGAAGTGGCCGTCGTGATCACCGATCTTCGCACCACTTTTCTAGCAACCCCGAGCGCTGCAACCTTTTCTCCATTGTTAAATGCGGTTAAAGGACTTGGATCTGTCCAGGCTTTCCCAGTCTGGCAGGCAACCTCGGTCAATTTTCCGACACGACTGCGTCGTAAACGTTTTGACGTGAACACAGCCGTTGCCAACAATGTTGATACTTATGATAGGTCCCTTCAAACTGCATTCTTTGCATGCGTGGAAGGGGGGCCTCTCAGTACGAATTTCGGCAGTTTCTTGTATAATGATGTCATAGACGTTGAAGGTGTGACTTCAACAGCCACTTGATCTTCTACGCTTAGGGCGACATGCCGGTAGTTGGGATAAAATGATAGGAGGAGCCTAGAATTGAACAAACAGAAAGTGCCGTTTGACTCCTTGATTTTCCCGATGAATGTGTGTCGTCAACCCCGGAGCATCCTCCACGTACCAGAACGTGGGGGGGGGCAGCTGCCGGGTCTGAAGTTATTATATAAATCCTTTCGAGGAGCCTAGAATTGAACAAACAGAAAGTGCCGTTTGACTCCTTGATTTTCCCG